GGTTTTCTGCAGGACTCTATATCCTGTGTTCATTTTATTTTAAATCAAATGGAACGTGATCTTCTCATCTATCAACCAGATCGTTCTGTCGTCGCTGACAAACGTCTTTATCGTGTCGCATGGTATGGAGGTGAGTCAACACAACTGCACTTCCAAAAGTGGAGCCTTGTTGCTACACCTGACTTTGATGGTAACTATGAATGGATCGACTTAAATGTTCGTACATTAATGGAAATGCCTACCAGAGTTAAAGACATGTGGCTAGAGATGAAAGACTATTACGACTACGGTGTATGCCAACGAATCAACGAACACCTTTGTAGTTGTATCGCATATTGATTTCTGCACTAAGCCCCTTCGGGGGTTTTCTGCAGGATTCATTCCTGCACAATTCTTTATTCAATTCAAACTCATGACTACTCTTCATCTGCTGTCTCATCTTGACAGCTTTATCACTGCTGCCGTACGTTTCTACGCTATAGGCGGCGAACTATTTAGCATCACAGCTATTCTGTTTTGTCTCAATTTTATGGCGAACCTTGTTCGTCACACTTACAATGCTGGCTACCAAGTAGGCAAGTTCTACCGTAGACATCTACATAAACCTTTGCGATGGTTAATCGTACATGCTATTGCTCTACTCATCTTATTTACTCAGCTTGTCTGGGAAGGAGCAGTAGTAGTCTATAACAA